GCGGTATTCATAACCTCGGCGCTAACTTCTGGCAGATGGACTTTGCTCAGTTCTGGTATGTGAATATGCTGTTCCTCGTGGAGTTTGCCGACTGGAATGGCGAGCGCATCGGCCGAGGCTGCTCTACGAGCGGCTCCAAGATGAACAACGGTCAGACCGACGCGATGGGCTATCACACCGGTACGACCGCAGCAAGCCGCGACAGCTACGGCTTCACGCAGTATCGCAACATCGAAGGCTGGTGGGACAATGTTTATGACTGGATGGATGGCTGCTATTACAACAATAACGGCCTGAATGTCATCAGCAATCCCAACAACTTCAGCGACAACGCGAACGGTACGCTTGTCGGTAGGCCCACGGGCGGTTATCCGAGCGACTTTGCCATCCCGACGGCAAGTGGTCTTGAGTGGGCGCTGTATCCGAGTGCTGCAAACGGCAGTACAACGACCTATGTCCCGGATTACTGGAATTTCGGCGGTAGTTTCCCGTGCCTGCGCCATGGCGGTGACTATAACCAGTACCAGGGTCACGGTCCGTTCTACGTCGACTGCGACAGAGCGTGGAACTCGAACGACAGCATCGGCTGTCGCCTCCAGGAACGCCCGCCAAAATAATAAAGGAGTGAAACTATGGCAACATACATCAAAGTCAACAACACCGAATACCCCGCAGAGATCTCCGGCAACCCCAAAGACCGCGCGTGGGGTGAGCGCGACACCAAGACCATCACGCTCACGATGACCACCGCCGAGGTCGCGGCGCTGCTACCAGACAACACGCCGTGGAGCATCGTCCAGCGCGAGACGGTGGACAAGCTCGACAACGACGGCAATCCCACGGGCGAGACCAAGGAGGTCGTCAACGAGTGGGACAACAGCGCGTACAGCCTGTCGGGCGCAATCACCGACCACCGCGACGGCACGGTATCTATCAAGATGGGCAAGCCTACGGAAACGGAAAGCGCCAAAGCGACCGTCACCGCCCTTGCGGGTGAGCCGGTCACGTACGCCCGCGCGGTGGAGCTGCGCCCCATTATCGAGCAGGCAGCGGTCAGCCTGAGCGACGGCGAGGCGGCAAGCGTGCCGGAACTCATCACGGCATGGGCGTACCCCGTTGATTACGCTGAGGGCGACCGCAGAAGCTACGGCGGCAAGGTGCACAAGTGCCGTCAGGCGCATACCTCGCAGGCCGACTGGACGCCGGACAAGACCCCGGCCCTCTGGGCGGTCATCGACGCCGAGCACGCAGGCACGCAGGCAGACCCCATCCCGGCGAGCCGCGGCATGGAGTACGAGTACGGCAAGTACTACCTCGACGGCGAGGACGGCAAGGTGTACCTCTGCGAGCGCACGGGCGAGGCTGCGGGCGGGAAGATCACGCTGCAATATCTGCCGCACGAGCTGGTGGGGAACTATTTCAAGGCGGCGTAATACGCCGCAGAAAGGGAGCGGGATATGGATAATGCAAAGCACTACGATGACGCAGAGATCGCGCTGATCGAAAGCCGATGCAAGAGCAATACGCATCGAATCAACGAACTCACGGAACATCAGGTGGCGCTGGACAGGCTGGTGACCTCGGTCGAGGTCTTGACCACAAAACAAGAGACCGTGGAAGGCGACGTCAAGGAGATCAAGGAGGACGTGAAGACCATCACGGGGAAAGCCGGGAAGCGGTGGGACAGCGTCGTGGACAAGCTGCTCGCCGCGCTGGTGGGCGCGTTCGTGGCGTGGATCATCGCGGGAGGAATGGCATGAAGAAACTCCGAAAGCGGGACAAGTATCTCATCGCAGCGGTCGTGAATCTCTGCTGGTACTGCGTCGCGGCACTTGTACTGACGGCCTTTGACAAGGCCGTACCGGACAGCCTGACGGTGGCATGGTTCGCCGCGTGGACGGCAGAGCTCGGCTTACTGGCGGGAATCAAAATTAAGGGAAAGGACGAATGACTATGAACGAAAGGATCATCAAGCGTATCGCAAACCTCATGAGCGTCAAGAGCATCGTGACACTGGTGCTGACTGGCGTATTCGCGTACATGGCGGTCACGAGCAACATCAGTCAAGACTTTATGACCATCTACGCGGTCATCATCGCGTTTTACTTCGGCACGCAGAGCCAGAAGGTGCAGGACGCGGTGGGAGGTGAAGACAATGGCGCGGGCAACTGACATCCTTGCCATCGCACGCAAGGAGATTGGCACGGTGGAGCAGCCGGGTAACCGTCAGAAGTATGGCAAAGCCTACGGCCTGAACGGCGTGTACTGGTGTATGCAATTTGTATGGTGGTGCTTCCAGCAGGTGGATAAGCGGCTCTTCTACGGCGGCGGGAAGACCGCGAGCTGCGGCGAGCTGATGAACTACGCGAAAGCGCACGGTCAGTGGGTCACAAAGGGCTATCAACCGGGCGACGTGCTGATCTACGACTTTCCCAACACGAAGGTCAAGACCGACCATACGGGCATCTGCGAGAGCGTAGGCGGCCAGTACGTGACGGCCATCGAGGGCAACACGTCGAACGGCAACACGGGCAGCCAGTCCAACGGAGACGGCGTGTATCGCCGCAAGCGCAAGCTCTCGCTCGTGGTGGGCGCATATCGCCCGAAGTACGAAGAGAGCTACCGCGCGATACTGCAAAAGCGCGCGGGGCTGACGGACGGCACAATGGACTACCTTGAAAAATATCAGTACGGCGATGACCTCATTAGAAAACTCGCCGTAATTAAGTAATTTGTTGGAGCGGTTGAAAAAATAAGGAAGGAGCACGGACGGCGAAAGCCACGCGCAAGCGCTCTGCAACGTCCCGCACGGGGCATGAACAGTCAGCACAAGCGTATCCGGGCGGAGTTATCCGCGATGGCTCCCCGGCGAGCCATCGAATATATCTTATCCCTCGAATTGCCGCCTGACGAGACGGCGTGCATCATCGAGTGCGATGTGCGGCGGAAAAGCTGCGTACAGGTCGCAATAGAGCATAACTTGTCCGTTGACGCGGTGAAAAAATACCGGCAGCGGGCGTACCACAAAATTTCATCAGACCAACACGAAAAAAGAAATTGCCCCACCAAATGGTGAGGCAATTTCTTTTGTGTAAAAAGTAGGCCGGGAAGAACCTGCAAAATTAAAATATCATGTTTCATGTGGAAAGACAAGCAGAATCGTTCGACGATTTTCGACGCACTTTTCATACACTTTACGGGCGCTTTTGAGCGCCCGTTTTTTTGTACCATATAAACAACAAAGGGGGTGTGGCGATGTACGACCGACTTTTAGCTTTGGGATTTACCGAGCAGATGGCAATGGACATTTTGACACTGTTTCCAGACCCCGACGAGCTGCGCACTTACGTCTATTTTGCGGAGCTTTTCCATGTATAGCTATTTCAATCCAAATCCCACTGGGCGTAATGTGTCCGATTGCACCGTGCGCGCGATCTGCAAGGCGACGGGGAAGGACTGGGGCGAAGTTTATTTGGCTCTGTGCATACAGGGATACTTAGACGGCGATCTTCCCAATGCAAATGCCTGTTGGGGCGCGTATCTGCGATCGCTTGGGTATCGGCGCTATATCATGCCGGACACCTGCCCCGACTGCTACACGGTTGGTAAGTTTGCCGACGAGCACCCGCGTGGAACGTATATTCTCGCCCTCTCCGGTCATGTGGTCTGCGTGCAGGATGGTGTAATTTACGACAGTTGGAACAGCGAGAACGAAATCCCGCTTTATTACTGGGTAAAAGAAACGGAGGAATAAGAAATGGCTTACAATCCTTATTTTAATCCCTATTACGGTCAGCCGATGCCGGACAATCTCATGCAGATGCGGCAACAGCAGATGATGCAGCCACAAATGCCTGCGCAAACGGCTCAACCGCAGCAAATGCAGACAAGCGTTGTATGGATTAGCGGAGGAAAAGAAGAAGCAAACGGGTTTATGGTCGCACCAAATTCTCGAGTAATTATCTTTGAAACAAACTCGATGGTTTTCCACATCAAGGAGCGAGACGCAAGCGGCACGCCTATTCCAATGAGGACGTTTAATTACACGGAAGAAACTGAAAACAAACCTCATGATACTAAAAAAATGGATGATAAGTTTGTCACCCGTGAGGAGTTTGATGCGCTGGCGGCGCTTGTGGGCGAAATAAAGGGCAAAAAGAAGCGCAAGGAGGACGATGACGATGAATAATCCCTTTTTTGGTGCGCTCGGCGGCGGGAACGGCTTCATGCAGATGATGCAGCAGTTCCAGCAATTCAAGGCAAATTTTCATGGTGACCCCAAAGCGGAGGTCGAAAAGCTCTTGCAAAGCGGCAAACTCTCGCAGGCGCAGCTCAACCAGCTACAGCAGATGGCGAAGCAGTTTCAAAGCCTGATGCAGTAATTATCAACACAAATCAACATCGTGGCCACGATTTGATAAATTTTTTTAAGGAGTGATTTTATGTCTCTTTCCGACGGTGCTCCCATGATGACTATGCCGGTTGCGCCTACCAACAGCGGTGGCGGTTTCGGCTGGGGCGGTGACAGCGGTGTTTGGCTCATTGTGTTGTTCCTGATCTTTGCCGTGTGCGGAGGCTGGGGCAATAACGGTTGGGGAGGTGGCGGTGGCGCTATGGACAATTACGTCCTCGCCAGCGATTTTGCTACTCTCCAGCGCCAGATTGACAGCGCGGCGTCCACGATTGAGCGCAAGAGCGATATTACCCAGCAAGGCATCTGTGATGGCTTTTACGCCATGAATACCGGGATGCTCAACGGCTTTGCCGGGGTGACGCAGACCGTGACCAGCGGGTTCTCACAGGCGGAAGTTGCCCGGTGTAACCAGCAGATGGCGTTTATGCAGCAGTTTAGCGCCCTGCAGTCACAAATGGCCGGCTGCTGCTGCGATCTTCGCGAAGCGATTCAGGGGATCAACTACAACCTCGCCACACAGGGGAGCGAGACCCGCAACCTGATTCAGGGGAACACCCGTGACATCATTGATGCCATGAACTGCGGTTTCCGCAGCATTGAGCAGCGCCTTACCGCCCAGGAGATCGCGGCAAAGGACGCCAAGATTGCCGAGCAGAACCAGCGTCTTTTTGCCGCTGACCTCGCGGCCTCTCAGTCTGCTCAGACGCTTGATATGCGCAACTATGTTAGCGCACAGTTCGCGTATTACAATCCGCGTCCCGTTCCTTCGTTCAGCGTCCCTGCTCCGTACCAGTACACTGGATGTGGAAATCAGTACAGCTGCAACGGTTGCGGCTGCTGACAACTGCATAGCATAGCTTTTTGTTGATGATTTTGTTGACGTCAACAAAATGGTCGGCCCCGTGCCGATACTACAACAACGCGGCGGGGCAATAGCTCCGCCGCTGTATTTTAACCGGGTCGAAATCGACCCCTTTAGGAAGGAATGATTTTGTGAAAACGGTTGACGAACTCAAGCAGGAATTTGTCGATCACATTGCAACTCTGGACAAGAGTAAAATGAGCATGTACGAGCTTAGCAATTATGCCGATCTTTTACGTAAAGCGGACGAATTATTTGCACCCAGCTACGCGGAAATGATTGCAAATGGTGCGTTTGCCCCTTTTGGGGCAAATCAGAGGAAGGAGTGATACCAGTATGGCTGAGTTTAGTAATCCTATCATTGCTTTGGTCTCTGCCGGACAGAACGTCCCACTGACCGAAACGGCGGTCAATAGCAAGCCGTGTATCGTTCACCGTGCCGGGGCCGGTTTGGTAACTTTGCGCGGGCTGACTAACCAGTGCCGCGCTCTCTACAAAATTTCTTATGGTGGGAACATCGCCATCCCTACCGGGGGCACGGTCGAGGCCATCACGGCGGCGCTTGCCGTCAACGGCGAGGCACTCAACAGCGCTACGGCGACCGTTACCCCTGCTGCGGTGGAGAACTATTTCAACGTGTATGTCAGCGCGCAAGTGAGCGTCCCGAAGGGCTGCTGCGTAACTGTCGCGATGAAAAACACAAGCGCTCAGGCCGTGAATTTTGCTAACAGCAATCTCACGGTTGAGAGAATCGCATGAAAGGAGCATGGACATGAGCAAGAAAGCAATGTATGATCTGCGCAATATGCTGTGCGACGAACTCGACGAGCTGGCACGTAAGGGCGAGCTTGGCGCGGGCGATCTCGAAATTGCGCACAAGCTGACGGACACCATCAAGAACATCGATAAGATTGAGATGTTGGAGGACGACGGCTATTCCCGCGATGAAGACTATTCTCGCCGCTATTCCCGCGGCGGAGACTGGCAGTCGGGTATGCGCGGCGTTTATGACCGTGATATGTCCAACGCGAGACGCGGTACGCACTATGTGCGCGGCCACTATTCCCGTGACGGCGGCATCGACAACATGAAACGCCAGTTGCAGGAAATGTTGGACAACGCCGACGATGAAAGCATCCGCAGAGCCATCCAGCGCTGCATGGACACGATTGAGGGCTAAAGGGGGTGCGCCCCTATGGTCGACGAGAATGAGGTCAATCGCTGGATAGCTCGCCTTGAAACAGAGGAATCGAGTTGGACAAACTATGAGCGCCTTGCCGTGCTGTATGCCATCCGTGACCAGCAAAGCGGCAGCAGAGAGATGGCTTTGCCAATGGCATACTCCGCAGCACCCGCGCCGGTCAACGTCGAAACATACGGCGACAGCGATTTTTTGCGCGCAGTGGCAGATGTTTCGCCGGACAAAGCGTGGGAGATCATGGACGAACTGATGGACAGCTTGAAAATTGTAAACGAGCGCGTCTATAATAGCGTCATGCGGAAGCTCGAAAAATGAGGATACCCCCGTCACAAAGGCGGGGGTATCTTTTAGGCATACTTTACCTTTGCGAACGTGAAAGTAAAATATACCTAACGCGGCGTTACGAAAAACGCGCCATCGTTGTCTGCATCAATCCTCCTGATGAAGCGCGTCCAGAATTCCTTTTTTTCTTCCCTCGAGTATGTATCATATTCGCCCAGCCCGTTTCTCAAGGCATCAAGGTCTGTCTTTGGCTTTTCTTCCACGGTCTCAAGGGACTTTTTCAGGCTCGCGTATTCTGCCTTGTAATCGTCCAGCTCGATCAAATCATTTAGATACAGCGTTTTCAGCTTGCCTATTTTCTTTCGTATCGCGTCCGCGCTCTGCGTGGGCTTTTTTTTGGCCTTTTTGTAATACCGATTGTTCCGCTCCGCAATCCCAACAAGCTCGTGCAATAGGTATTCTTCCAGCAAGTCTTCCCTGATCCTCTTCATGTGCAGGCAAGCGGAGTTGTCAAGCATCCGCGTCCGGCAACGGTAATATGTATATATCTGTTTTGCGGTTTCCGACTGCATTGTCCTTCCGCATTCCTTGCAATGCAAAAGCCCCGAGAACAGATACACGCGATCCACATCAACTCCGGCACAGCGCTGTGACCGCTGGCGGGAAACATCAGTTACAAGGTCAAAGTCTTGCTTGCTCACCAACGAGGGGCAAGCGTTTTCGATGCCGTACACCTCGCCAATGTAAAGCCGGTTGTGGAAATAGTTGACATACTTGTTATATGCTCGGTCAATTCCCCATGTGTCGAGCATATATCGTTTTACAGCAAGGACGCTTTTCAGGCGGATATATGCGGCAAACATATCTCGCGCCGCGTCTGCTGTGTCGTTATCAATTTGGTATTGCCTGTCCTTGATAATATACCCTAAAGGCGCTTTTGAGCCTGCCGGTTGCCCTTTTGCCCTTTTGCCATCGTTGATAAATTTGATTCGCTCGCTCGTGCGGTCGGCTTCGTCCTGCGCGACGGATAACATGATATTGACCTTCAATCGCCCTGATGCGGTGCGCGTCTCGTAGTCCTCTTCCGTCGCTTGCCACGTTACGCCGTACCGGTCGAGCTGCGTCTGCACATCGTAATATCCAGCAACATTTCGAAACCATCGGTCGAGTTTAATAAACAGGATCGTGTCCACCTTTCCCGCCTTGCAATCGTCCAGCAGCCGCAGGAGCGCGGGGCGCTTTTTGTACGGCTTTCGCGCGGATATGCCCGCGTCCTCATATATGCCCACCACGGTCATTTTATTCGCTTTGGCATATCTTGCCAGCGCATCCCGCTGCTCTTGTAATGATAGACCATGCCGCGCTTGTTCCTCGCTGGAAACGCGGATATATAGTGCCGCTCTCATCAAATCCCCCTCCAATCAATCTACAAGCACCATACAGCCAGTAGAACGATAATGACAAACATTATAGCAATCACGCCGTTTCGGATACGGACACCGCGCCGCATGATCTCGATGGTATCGGCCTTTGCGTCCACGTGGCGTTCCAGCTCATCATTCCGCGCTTGCAAGGTTTCCTCGGTTGGTGTCAAGTGTTCGGAAATTCCGAACGCTTCATCAAGCGAAATTCCAAGCGCTTTGCAGATCGGCGCAACGGTGTAGATAGACGGAGCTTTAGAAAACTTGGAAAAGAAGTTCTGCACAGTGGACAGCGGCACGCCGGAAGCATCGGAAATGTCCTGATAGGTTAGTTTCAGTTCTTCTTTACGGGATTTACACACTTCTTGAATGTTCATTTATGCCACCTTAATTTTTCCGATTTTTGCGCCGCGAAGTCGCAAGATGAGGGCTTGTCGAACTGCGTCGAGCGCTGTCTTATTGCAATGTTTCGGTGTTGAATTACCAAGGTAAAGCGGAGTATGGTCAAGACATGCAGCGGCGACCGCTTCCCGCTGGCTGCAAAAAGGCCCCGCCGTTTGTTGCAGAGGGCGGCGGGGCCTTTACTTCGAAATATTGATGCTTGCACCGCTATGTGCGACAATCGACATATAGGCCCGTTACTATAATTACTTGGAGGGACACAAAATGTTGTGTAATAGTGCAAAAGATGGTACAATAAAAAAACAGATTATGCGGAAAGGCTATAAACCCAGTACGAACGATCAAAATTGCCTTGAGAGCTTGCGCAAACAAATCCTTGAAATGATAGACCAGTTAACCCCTGCGGATTGCGCAGAAGTATTTTCAAAATTAAAAGAAAGAGGTGTGCTATGAAGGGCTATGAGTTTGACATTTCCAAACTGGCAGAGAACAGCATCATCATGAAAGGCCAGATCAACGACGTTGTATTTGGATTGAAGGAAATCTCTGACAAGATTGACACGCTAATCGCGCTCAAGCAAGTTGAATTATCACTCCTGCAACAGCAGCGAGCGCCGCAATGCCAGAAAGAACAGCAGTAATAATAAACCGCATTTTCTCGCGGTGTTCTTTTTCTGCTTGTTCTTTTTGCTGCCGCTCATGGTCTTTCCGCTCTGCTTCGGTTTTTATTCGGTCTTGCGAATTTGATGGGTAGAAAGTAGGCATTACATTAGCTCCCGCATTTTTTTACTAAGCTCATCGAAAACAGCCAGCGCCGTATCTTTATCGGTTATTTCCCTGACAGCTTTAATAAGCGCGTCCTTTTCGCCCTCGCCCTCTGTGGCGGGGGCTTTTTTTGCGCTCTCGGCCTCGACCAGTTTCCGCACCGTCTCGATATCCTCTAAGCACTTGGCGGTTTCTTCCGGGGTCTTCCCCTCGTGCAAGAGGATGTCATCGGGGGAGACGTTGAGCGTCAAGCACATTTGCACAGCAAGTTCTTTTGACGGCAAATTCAAATTTTTGCTTCTGCGTAAGTCAGTTACCCAACCGTTATTTTTCTTGAATTTTCTCGAAAACGCCGCTTCGCTTATATCCGCTTTTTCACAGTAATTTACAATTAAATTTACGCAGCTTGTGTTAAGGCTTACACTATCTAATTTCTTAGGCATAATTACATATCCTTGTTTTGTGACAAAACCGTGAGGTCTTCGCAGTCCCACAGGACTACGTTTAATTCTTCTGCCAAAATCTTAGCGGCTTTTGTATACACGCTGTTTGTAACGACAACTGCAACATGAGAATCGTAATGCTCTTTTGCTGCGTAAATTTGCTGCACCGCTTCAATTCCAACTTGTCCTGAGTAGTATTTGCATTGAAACGCATATCGCACATCTGTTTTCTCGGCAAGAATATCTGCTCCGAAATCCTGCGACTTTTTTGTTACCTCGACCTTCTCATAGCCGTTTTTTATAAGCAGATCGGCAACGTAGCTTTCAAACTCATACCCATCAATAGACAGTTTGAACTTTTGGAATTTGTTTGCGTCGGCAAGTATTTCGTCGAATACTTCGCTTTCTTTTTTCTCCATCCGAGAGACCCAGTCTATAATTTTGTATTCCGCAGCCATAAGGCCGGCTTTTTTCGCCGATAAGGATTTTATTTCCTCTTGCAGCTTTATAGAATCCGCTTTTAACGTAGCTTTTTCTTCTTTGGCCTCTCGCACAACATCTTCTTTTACTCGCGCCTTTAATGTGGATTCGAATTCGTCCAAATCCTCTTTGCGTTTAGATAGTTTGGCTTCTTTTTCAGAAATGGCTCTATCACGCTCACGCAATTCCTTCTGATAATCTTGCAGCATAATTCTATATTCGCGGCTTTTAGCAAAATGCCGCTGGACAGAGCGCTCGGTTTCTGCGAGTGCTTTTTCTTTTTCAGAAAAGTTTTCTTCGACGTATTTTTTTATTTGCTTATCAAATAGCGCCATTGACAAACCCTCACAAAGGAGAAAGAAAAAATTGTGCAAAGCGTAAAATCCGATGTTTCGCCGGATAACCGATTGACAGCCGATGAAACATCGGCTATAATAGTCTTACAGAACTTAATTAAGGCAACAAAAACCCAAGCCCCCAACGGATTTCCCGTTTTGCGGACTTATAACCGATATTTTGTTGGCTGACACTTACATAATAGCGGCGTTGGTTGCGTTTGTCAATATAAAGTTCTGAACTTTATAAGGAGGGGAGAACGCTTGGAATTAAAGGCAATCCGAGAGAACGCCGGTTTGCGTCAGGAAGACGTAGCAAAGAAACTCCGTGTAAGAGTTTCTGCGGTGTCGAACTGGGAACGCGGTGTGAATGGTATCGCAAGCAAGTACATTAGACCGCTGACCCGCTTATATGGCGTGACCGAAGCGGAGATTCGAGAAGCATCGGAAGCCGTACAGGCTGCAAGAGTAGAAAAGGCAATGAGGCCCAACGAAGAGAACTAACACACAACAGGAGGAAATGAAAGATGAAAGAACTTAAAGTTAAATTAACGTTTATCGAGCCGATTCTCGGTACCAGCCCCGCAAACCCTGATATCTACCGCGAGTTTATCGGCAGCCACGCGCCGGATGCGGCGAGCGTGGAGGACGAGGTGGCAGCGCTCGGCGCTGACGCGGTAGCCGAGAAGTCCATGACCATTTTTCCGCGTTTGGACGATGGCACGCCGTTTTTGTACGACTACCAGATCAAGGGCTTTTTCAAGGACACCTGCGGCGGGCTTCGCAAGGTCAAGGATTCGTCCAGCAGCAAAATCAAGGCTTACAAGAAGGAAATCGACAAGCTGATTTTCCCCGAGCCGCGCACCATTCCAATTCTCTTTGACGGCGAGATCAAGGAGTGCCAGCGCCCGCTGAGAGCGCAAACGGCGCAGGGCGAGCGCGTCAGCCTTGCAATGAGCGAGGAAATCCCCGCCGGGGCAACGTGCGAATTTACGGTGGTCTGCCTGTGCGACGACCACATCGACGTTGTGCGCGACTGGCTGGATTACGGTAGATTCTCCGGCATTGGCCAGTGGCGAAACAGTGGGAAAGGCAGATTCCGCTGGGAGGAAATCGAGTAACACGCGAAGGAATTGCTTTGCAGTGCGAAGCGTAGCACAGCATTGCGATGGTAAAGCTTAGCTTGGTAACGTGTTGCAATGGAAGGGACCTGCGTAGCAATGACGAGACCGGCACAGCAAAGGATACGCGAGGCGCGGAACCGAACAGCAATGGAAGCGCTTAGCCGGGCGTGGCAGGGCATGGCAACGGCGCATTGGCACAGCAATGATGTGAGCTGTACAGCATTGGAGGGCAACGCAATGGTTTAGCAAGGTGGGGTTTCGCAGCGGCATGGCAATGACACGATAAGCGGTGGAAATGCTTAGACTTGCACAGCTATGGAATAGAGCCGCCCCGACTAGATAAGCAGCGGCATGGCAGCGAAAAGCAGCGAAAAGCAGTGACTAGCGATGGCATAGCAAGGCAAAGCAAGGCATAGCAACGCAGCGGAATAGTTCAGCGAAGGGATGCAGCGGAATTGTGTGGAGTTTCGATGCTACGCTGTGGCATGGGACCGATTCGCAACGCAAAGCGTAAAAATGCCCCGCCCAATGTTGCAGCATCGAGCGGGGCGGGTGGGACAAATCTCACCACAAGATATTGTGTCCGTGCTTATTGTAGCACGGAAGAAAGGAAAAGGCAATGAGAAAAAAGCCGGAGTACAAGATTATCTGGGTCACGCCCCCTGACCCTGTAAAGCTGGGGACGATCATGGGCGAGATTTACGCACGCGGTCGCGGCCTTGAGTTTGTCGGTTTTGTGCCGAACGAGAAGAAGGGAGAAAAGCATGGCTGACACGTTGTTTTTCGGCGGCATCGCCGCTGCGGTGATCGCGCTCAACGGCTGCGACTTCGCCACGAGCCTCGCCGTCATCGGCGCGTGCGCGGCGTGCAAGGTGCTGTATGAGCTGCTGCCGTATATCGACAGGGGGTGCAGACGATGAAATGCGAGCTGTACCATGACAATTTCCAGAATTTTAAGAAATACGGAATCCCAAAGGCGCAGCTCGTGATCGCGGACATTCCCTACAACATCGGCGCTGACGCTTACGGAAGCAATCCGACGTGGTACATCGGCGGCGACAACAAAAACGGCGAGAGCAAAAAGGCAAAGAGAAGTTTCTTCAATTCCGATGGCTATTTCAAGATTGCAGAATATATGCACTTCTGCAACCGCCTTTTGAAGAAAGAGCCGAAAGAGAAAGGGCAAGCCCCGGCAATGCTTGTTTTCTGCGCGTTTGACCAGATGCAGACCGTCGTGGAGTACGGCAAGCGGTACGGATTTAAGAACAGCTACCCGATGTTTTTCTGCAAAAACTATTCCGCGCAGGTGCTTAAAGCCAACATGCGAGTGGTAAGCGCGACGGAGTTCGCGGTGGTTCTTTACCGCGACAAGCTGCCGAAATTCAACAACGGGCGCGAGATCGGCGAAGATGGGAAACCAATTCGTGGCACGGGAAAGATGGTTTTTGACTGGCAGAAGTGGGAGCGCGACGGGAAGGACATTCCAAAAATCCACCCCACGCAGAAGCCGGTGAACGTGTTGAAACGATTGATTGAGGTTTTTACCGACCCCAGCGATGTTGTAATCGACCCATGTGCGGGAAGCGCGACCACACTTCGCGCGGCGTATGAGCTGGGCCGCAATGCTTACGGATTTGAGATCGACAAGAATTTCTACAGGGCAGCGCAGGAACAAATGCTTGCCCCGCTGTTTGAAAAGCCCACACAAATCACGATGGAAGAGGTGACGCGATGAGATGGCACGACAAGCGCACGAGAGAGCAGCGCAAAGCCGATGAATCGGCGCTGTTCGCGGCGGTGTGCCTGGGCGCGACGATCCTTTTGATCGTGATCTCAATCCTCGCCACCAGCGCGCAGGCGGTCGAAGCAAGTCCCGAGGAATCCTCGGTAGTCGTTGAGGAGTATGATCCCGCGTGGGACAAGCCCGCGACGGAGAGCGCCATGTGCAACGACGTGTTTCTCAGCGAGTTTACGCTGACGGCCTATTGCCCCGGGCGATGCTGCTGCGGAAAGTGGGCAAGCGGCTACACCGCGACCGGCACGCTGGCAACCGAGGGCCGCACGATCGCAGTCGACCCCAAGGTGATCCCTTACGGGACGCGCGTCCTGCTCATCTGGCCGGACGGCACGCAGCACAGCTATATCGCCGAGGATTGCGGCGGCGGTGTCAACGGAAACCACATCGACGTGTTTTTTAACAGCCATCAGGCGGCGCGCATCTTCGGCGTGCAGAGCGCAATGGCGTATTTGGAGGTGGAGGAATGATCTACCGCTGCACCTGCTGCCACCTCATTTTCGACGAGCCGGACGTTATGCGGCGGCGCGAAAATCTCGACGGAGAGCGTGGCTATGTCTTCGTGACGGAAAAGTTCTGCCCGGACTGCGGCGCGGAGGAAGCCTATTTCGAAACTTACAGGGGAGAAGAAGATGAAGATGCAGAAGATATCGACGCTCGGGATGAGCCGCGAGGAGTGGCTTAAAGAGCGCAAGAAGAGCCTCGGCGGCAGCGACATGGGCGCGGTGCTGGGGATGAACAAATACCGCTCGCCGTGGGTCGTATGGGCGGAGAAGACCGGCAGGATCGGCGAAGAGCCGGAAAACGAGGCGATGCGAATCGGGAGAGACCTCGAGCAGTACGTCGCGAGCCGCTTTGAAGAAGCGAGCCGCATGCCGGTGCGCCGGATGAATTACATCCTGCGCAATTGGGACTGCCCGTGCCTGCACGCGAACATCGACCGCAGGGTCATCGGGCGAGACGCGGGCCTTGAATGCAAGACCGCGAACGCACTGAACATGAAGCGCTACGCGGGCGGTGAGTTCCCCGCGAGCTATTACGCACAGTGCGTGACGTATCTTGCCGTGACCGGCTGGCAGCGCTGGTATTTGGCGGCGCTGGTGCTGGGCAAGGGGTTCTATTGTTACCAGATCACGACCGTCCCCGACGATGACGTGCCGGAATGGTGCGAGAGCAGCGTGTATGTCAGCCCGGATGAGATCGAGGCGCTGAAACGCTGCGCCGCGGACTTCTGGCACGACTACGTGGAGGCTGACAGCCCGCCGCCGATGGACGGCGACGCGAGCACGACTGAGGCGCTTGAAAGCATCTACGAGGGCGGCGGCGGAGAAGTTGAGCTATTCGGACGCGAAAGCCTGATCGAGCAGTATCAATACCTGATGAGCCGCAAAAAGGCCATCGAGAAGGACGCGGACGCCATCAAGCAGCAGTTGATGACCGACCTCGGCGACAACGAGCGCGGCTACTGCGGGAAATACACGGTCGACTGGAAAGGGCAGTCGCGGCAGACCTTTGACGCAAAGGCGTTTGCCAAGGATCACCCCGAGGTGGACTTGAGCGGCTACTACAAAACGACAAATTTCCGCAAATTTGCGGTGAAGGAGGACAAAGAAAGATGAAGGAAGGATTGATTCAGAACGCGCAGGGCGCGCAGGCCGCAAAGAAAGGCAACCCCACGATGCAGCAGTACATCAAGCAGATGGAGGGCGAGATCGCTAAGGCCCTTCCGAGCGTCATCACGCCGGAGCGTTTCACGCGCATCACGCTTTCCGCGTTGAGCGCAAACAAGCAGCTTGCGCAGACCACGCCGCAAAGTTTCCTCGGCGCGATGATGACGGCAGCACAGCTCGGCATGGAGCCGAACACGCCGCTTGGGCAGGCGTACCTGATTCCGTATCGCAACCACGGTCAGCTGGAATGCCAATTCCAACTGGGGTACAAGGGGCTCATTGACCTTGCGTACCGCAGCGGTGAGGTCAGCATCATTCAGGCGCAGGTCGTTTACGAGAATGACGAGTTTGAATATTCCTTCGGCCTTGAGCCGAAACTCAACCACAAGCCCGCCTGCGGCGAGCGCGGCGAGCCGAAATTCATCTACGCAATGTTCCGCACGAAAGACGGCGGCTTTGGCTACGACGTGATGAGCGTTGAGGATGTTCGTAACCACGCGAAGCGCTTTTCCAAGGCCTACAGCAACGGACCGTGGCAAACGAACTTCGAGGAGATGGCGAAGAAAACCGTGCTCAAGCGCGTGCTCAAGTATGCGCCGCTCAAGAGCGACTTTGTGCGCGCGGTGGCGCAGGACGAGACCATCAAAACGAAGATCAGCGAGGACATGTATTCCGTGAGCGATGACACGGTCATCGAGACGGAGAACTTCACCGTGGACGAGACGACCGGTGAGGTCATCGAAAGCGACGGTGACGCACAGTGAGCATGAATCGCGTGTGCCTGATGGGCCGCATCGGGCGTGACTTGGAGCTGAAAAAGACGAACAGCGGCGTATCCGTTGTGTCGTTCCCTCTTGCCGTTGATCGCAACGGCAAAGAGGGCGGCACGGACTGGATCGATGTTGTCGCATGGCGCGGCACGGCAGAAGTGCTCTGCAACTACGCCGGACGCGGGCGGTTGATCGCCGTCGAGGGGCGCTTACAGATGCGCGACTGGACGGACAAGAACGGCAACAAGCGCAGGAGCTACGAGGTGCAGGCTGACAACGTGTATTTCGCAGACAACAGGCGCTCGGAGGATAACAACACCGCCGCGCCGCAATACGCCGTAGAGAGCGCCGCAGGCGGCTTTGCAGAGGTCAGCGAGGACGACGGCGAGCTGCCGTTTTAAGGGAGTAGTCTATGGCAAAGAGCGGGATCGATTACTTTCCGCTTGATGTCACATTGAACGCAAAGTTTGAACTGATAGAAGCAGAATTTGGCTTGACAGGATTTGGTGTAGTCGTTCACTTGCTGCAAGAGATTTACGGCAAGGCGGGTTACTACATTGAATGGACAGAGGAGGTTGCGCTTTTGTTCGCCCGCAAGGTCGGGTTGGGTGGGAGCGTCGTTTCCGAAATAATAGAGGCTTCTATCAGACGAGGGATGTTCGACAAAGAGAAGTATGACAAGTACCACGTATTGACCTCTAAAGGCATACAGGAAAGGTACTTTGAGGCAGTCAGCCGCCGTAAAACTCTCGAAGTCGATTACAACATCCTTCTGGTTGATGTTGCCCAAATTTTGCCCAATGTTTACATTTCTGCGAAAAATGTAAACATTTTTTCAAAAAATGCTGACATCGAACGACAAAGTAAAGTAGAGAAAAGTAGAGTAGAGAAGAGTAAAGAAGAGTACATATTATGCGCTGAGCCGCAAGCGGATGGCGCGCCGCCGGTGATTTCTTTGCCGCTGAATGACGGGACTTTTTTCGACGTTTCGGAGAATGACAGGGCCAAATGGTCGCAGCTCTATCCGAACGTTGACGTTCTGCAGCAGCTTAGAAACATGGCAGGATGGTGCGACGCGAACCCTACCAAGCGAAAGACACGCGGAGGGATTAAGCGTTTCATCACCGCTTGGCTTGCCAGAGAGCAGGACAAGGGCGGCAAAGCGCCGCAAAATAAGCCGTTTGTCGGCGGCGATGTATTCGCCGAGATGTTGGAGGAGGAAAAAAACCGTGGAAAGAGCTGACGTAATTAGCCTTTTGGGGCGATTAAAACAGGCTTATCCGCAGGCCTACGCCAAGATGACCCGTGCGGAAGCCGAAGAACTGGTGTCCCTCTGGCTGGATATGCTGAGCAGTGAAGACCCTGCCGCGGCAAAGGACGCAGTAAATGCGCTAATCGCCGAGGATACGAAGGGGTTCCCCCCGAAGGTCGGCCAAGTGCTTGCAAAGATCAGGGGCGCAGTTTTCCCGCACGTCTCGGTGGCGTGGATGAAGCCATACATCGAGCGGACAGCCGAACAGGAGGCGTTCATGCCGAGCATATCGCGTTATGCGAGAGAACACGGGCTAACGTGGGAAGCGGCGGCTGCCGAAATGGCAGGCGGTGCGCCGTGAGCGGGTATCGCGGGGGCATTTTCAAGTGCCCGTTTTACTCGCGGGACTACCGCGACTATCTCAACTGCGAGGGCGCCCAAGTCAAACTGCCGAAAGAAGAGCTGGACGAATATACGCGGCGCTACTGCGCCAACGAAGAATGGCGACACTGCCCGATCGCCCGGGCACTGACGCTGCACTACGAAAGGACGAAGAACCGATGAGCGAAAGAAACAGAGACAAGGTAAAACGGCTTGAGCACGAGCTCGGCAGATATCAGAAAAAAGTCGGCGAGCTGATGAAAGCGAATGCGCAGCTCGCCCGCCGCGCCGCCGGCGTTGCCGAGATCAGCATTGCAACCGACGCGCTGCTGGCGCAGGTGGCGATCACCTACGGCGAGGACGCAGTAGACCCCGACACGGGGGCGGTCATCGGCAAGCGCATGACGCTGCCGAAGTTTGACGCGAGGGAAATCTACCGCAAGTACGAAGTGCATGCCCGCCGCGACGGGGAGCAGTACATCATCGGCGTCGGTTTGCGTGACGATCCTGCGGACAGAAAGCGGGAAGCTGCTGGGAATGTCCCTGAGAGCGCGCAGGAGCGCTTGGAATACGAAAAATGTGAAATGACACCGCCGGAGGATAAAAACGCGCAGAGCGCGTCTCAGGGCGATTTACGGGAGGCACACGATGGCGCTGACGTCAGCTGACCTTGCGAGGCTCGGGCCGCAGGCGCAGAAGCAGGTGCTTGACAAGCTGGCAGGCACGCAAAAGCCGAAGAAAAGCAAGTACGGGAACCGCAAGGCTTACCGCGTGATGCCGAACGGAAGGAAGCAGAAGTTTGACAGCGAGGGCGAGGCAAAGCGCTATGACCAATTGAAAACACTGCTTGCGGCGGGGCGGATTCGAAATCTGCGAATGCAGGTGGGATTTACGCTGGTCGAGGGGTTTACCGACAGCGACGGCAACGTCGTAAAGCCTACCGTTTACAAGGCGGATTTTGTCTACGAGCGTCCAACCGAGCCTGACTACGTCGGGGCTGTACGCTGGCTGCGCGAGGTGGAGGACTTCAAGGGGATGCGGACTAAGGATTATCTCTTGAAGAAAAAGCTGATGCAGGAGCGGCACGGAATTACGATCCGCGAGGTGGGCTATGGCGACCTTTGAGCATTGCCTGCATTGCAAGCCTCCTGTGCGGCATCCGGGATGTCACAGTGAGTGCTCGTACTATCAGGAGGACTTGGCAAAAGTCAAGGAATACGCGGCGCAAAAAGAGGCCGAATACCATGCAGGCGACGATTTTTTGACCGCACGCGGATTCAAGACGCGGCGCGGGCGAGATATGAGGAGGCAAAAAAGATGAAATGGCGACCGGTCTACATGAAGATCGATTATGCCCACGCCGGAATCCCTGAGTACATCGCAGATTCGCCGACCGAGCTCGCCGCGCTTTGCGGCGTTGGGCTGTCGACGATCTCACACAGCCTTGCGAAGCAGAGAAAGAACCCCCGCGCCAGAACGCTTTACGCTTGCGTCTGGACACGGTGGAGTGATGAGGAGTACCAATCGTATTTTGGGAGGGGGAGAAAGAGATAATGCCGAGATTTGTAATGTCAAAAACGCCGTGGGAGCGCTGCCCGTATCCGGGCCTCAAAGCGGCGCTGGAAAAGACCGACTACAACCAGGCAACGCTTGCAGAGGTGACCGGCATTTCGGCGACCAACGTGAGCCGCTACGTCAAGGGCGACGTGGATGTGACCGTGCGGGCGTTCCTCGCGTTGGAGGATTTGACTGGGAAGTCGTTCCGCGAGCTGTTCGGGGAATGCGAGGGGAGACGCTAATGTACAGCGGAGAACCATTTAGCTGGAAGCCTGCCGCATTTGAGGGCAGTACCGGCATTATGAGCGTTACCACGAAAGAGACGACTGCGCACGGGCGCGTCGTCTACATCAACGAGGAACACCGCGATTAGTAAGATGCAGGAGATGGAGTGATGGAGAGATTGACAAAATATCTCGCAAGCGGCGCAGCGGATTACAATTATCCGGCGGATTGCTACAGTGGCGATGATAGCAATGACCGTGTGGCAAAAAGCGCGTACAGACAGACGGGTGTGGAGCGTCTTGCCGCCTACGAGGACACGAGGCTGACGCCGGAACGCTGTGCCGAATTTGCGCGAGCAGACGCGGAAGGACGGTACATCGTAATGCGTGATGCGGAGCAGGAGGGCGTTTCCCGCTTGCGCGAACTGGCCGAAGCCGACAAGGACGGGCGGCTGGTGGTCCTGCCGTGCAAGGCGGGCGATACGCTATGGGTGACTGGCCGTGACAATGTGCCGCGAAAAATGAAACTTGAAGCCCCGGACATCAGAGCTGTTTGCACGGATGAGGATAATCTGTGTATGTCAACGTGCAATCGCAAGCCGGACGGGTTCTGCGCGTATCGCCTGCGTAATGATGGCGCAGACGTTGGCAAGACCGTATTCCTCACCCGCGAGGAGGCGGAGAAAGCCTTAAAAACAAAGGAGGGGTAATATGCCGCATGGTAGCGCAAGTCAGTCTGGCGAGCATAATGGCAACTATAAGCATGGTGGGAAAGGAACAAAACTATACAACGTCTGGCGCGCTATGCGTAAAAGATGCTCCCTTAAGACTGATGCGCATTATAAGCGATACGGGGGCCGAGGTATCTCGGTATGCGAAGATTGGCAAAGTTTTTAGCGTTTAAACAGTGGGCGAATGAGAACGGGTATAAAGAAGGCCTTACCATTGACAGGATAGATAATAATGGGGATTATTGCCCAGAAAATTGTCGTTGGGTTGACAGAAAAACTCAGGCGAACAATTTGGAAGTGACTGTGAAAATTAAAGTAATAGATACCGAAAAGACGTTGCATGAGTGGGCTGACTTTTTAGGTATAAACCCGTATACGTTATATGATAGGCTGAGGGCTGGATGGCCGCCAGAACGTGCTCTTTTTGAACGTGTAAGTTTAAATAAATATGAGCACCAAAAGAAAGCATTGGAGGCGATGAAGAAATGAGCAAGGCTGTTATGCTGAGCGTCCGCCCGAAGTGGTGCGAGAAGATCATCAATGGCGATAAAACGATTGAGGTGCGCAAGACGCGGCCGAAGTTGGAAACGCCGTTTAAGGCCTATATCTATTGCTCACAGGGCAACGACGCACGCAGACTGCGCGGCTCATGGGGCAAGGTTATCGGCGAGTTTACCTGTGACCGGATTTATGAGCTTGCGCCTATCAACCATGCACCGGATGACGTAGAAAAGCAAGCCTGCCTGACGCGGGAAGAAATTGTGAACTACCTAAAGGGAACCGGATATGGCTGGCATATCGTCGAACTGAAAATCTACGACAAGCCGCGAGATCTGGGCGAGTTTTTTCCTGTGTGCAGGTATAAAAATGATGATAAATCGTGCCCGTCGCGCAGGGTTGCTTGCTCATATCAAAAATATGACTACAACCCTGACGGGAGCATCAATCTTGTCGAGTGTGGGAGGACGCTTGAACGCCCGCCCCAGAGCTGGTGCTATGTGGAGGCGATGGACAATGGCTGAATTGAAACCTTGCCCTGAGTGCGGTGGAGTTGCAACCGTCATCAATATGTACGATACCTACGATAGAGCCGATTTTGGATGGAGTGCCGGTTGCGGGAGATATAGAGCTGGTGACGGGATACACACAAAGCAGATGAAGGTATCTGGATTGCCGAGCAAAGAAGAAGCAATCAAAGCATGGAACAGGAGGGCGGACAATGGGTGAAAAAGAAATGCAGAGTGCAGATGTTTGCACCCACAAGGACAAAATAAAGACCAGCTTTGCAAAAATTTTTGTTTCCGGGACGCCTGACAGGCCGTATTTCAACATTTTGTATTTTGACCCGGTAGATCAAGATTATCACGTTGGGTTCAGTTCATATTGCCTTGAGTACGTATTTAAGTGGCTCTCAGAAGAGTTTGAAATTGAAGATGCTCCCGCCGCCGACGTTGCGCCGGTGGTGCACACCCGCTGGGCGCATCTTGGCGGGGATGAGTGGTGTTGCCCTGTGTGCGGCTTTGTCATTGCCACCGAGGGCAGTTGGGACAAGCCTACCAAAAAGTACTGCGAGGATTGCGGGGCCAAGATGGACGGAGGTGACAGCGATGCGGCTGATTGACAGGGATGTTATTCATTGGCGACCAAATGAAAATTGGGAGCTTTACGCTACGGCAGCAGATATTAGGGCCATCCCTATCGTAGACGCCGTGGTCGTGACGCGGTGCAAGGACTGCGTACATTGGGATGATGACCCCGATACTTATGGGACAGATGACGGCCCGAAAGGCAAATGTATGAAATCATTTGAAACAATGTGCGCAGATGACTTTTGCAGCCACGGCGAACCAAAGGAGAGGACACATGCTGACAATTACGATTAAAGCCAACGTCCCCGCTGCTGATGCGCAGGGCATCAAGGAGCGAATCGCCATGGACATTGAGAGATACGGGGATTGCAAGGTCGTGAGCATCGTAAGCGATAGAGGGAGCGAGGAACAATTACGAATGAAATAACGCCTGCGGGCGAAAAAGAAAGGAATTTTACTATGAAACAGTACATCGGAACGAAACTTATCGAGGCGGCACCGGCTATCCGCAAGGGCGGCAAAGTTTACGAGAAGACCCAGCCCATCCCGAGAAGCATGGAGCCCGAGGAAGACGGTTACAAAGTCCGCTACTCTGACGGATACGAATCTTTCAGCCCGAAGCAGGTTTTTGAAGAGGCGTATCGACCGACTGACGGGCTGAGCTTTGGACTTGCTATCGAGGCAGTGAAGAAGGGCATGAAGATCGCACGCCGCGGCTGGAATGGTAAGAACCAGTACGTCGAGCTTGCGGAGCGTATCAGCTACGAGAACGCTGCGCACGAGTTAATTAACGCCAAGCACGAGGCCATCGGAAACAAAGCGCTTGCCTTTGTCGGCACGTCCGGCGTGCAGCTCGGCTGGCTGGCCTCGCAGGCCGACATGCTGGCTGATGACTGGATGATCGTCGGGGAAGCGGTGGCAGAATGAGCATTAACATCAAAAAGTACACCAAAGACCAGATGGCGAAGATGGTGGAGGACGCACAGGCGGAAGTGCAGGAATTAAAGCGGGTAAACGCCACCCTGACCGAGCGGATCAGCCAGATGAACGGCGAAGCCATCAACAATGCCAACGAGATCGAGAAGCTGAAAGCGGACTTTGATTCAGCCAAAAACTCGGCTCAGCATTTGAACGATCAGGGGCAACAGTATTGGAGAGCGTGGCAGGCATCGAAGCGAGAAGTTGCCGACTTGAAAAACAAGCTTGCTGACACCGAGGCGGCGCTTGGGCGGGTAAATGCAGAGTTGACGCGTTCTGTCGCAGAAAAGAACACGCTGCGGAATTACGTAACTAAAATGGTGGATAGAGCCGCTTTTGAGTGTAGGCGCGCCGATTACGCAGAATCCCACCCGTGGAGAAACCTGTGGGCGTGGGTGAAGAGAAAGTTGGTGCGCCATGAGTAAACCTCGTTACAGCTGGTGGGGCTATGTAAAAGCCATTATTCGCCGCTATGCCCCCGACCGAGAGCAGGAGTTGCATGGCGTCCCTTTGTTAGAAAACAACGCTGTGCGAAAAGCGGTGAGCGAAACAAAGTCAATGCAAGACGGCGAAGAGCGCTTGAAATTTATCCGCCTTGTGTTCTGGGACAAGACCCACACGCTTGAAGGGGCAGCGATGGCAGTCAACTGTTCCGACCGGACGGCGAGACGATGGCATACCGATTTCATCAAGTGCGTAGCACGAAACTATGGGCTGCTTGATGATTAAAAGTTGGCCTTAAAAAGCCATTTGCTTATGAGATAATAGAATCGCAGAGGTGTAAAAGCCTTTGCGGTTCTCTCATTTATGGCGTCCACCTCCTGCGGCATAGCGGGGCGCGGTGCTTTTCATCTTTTCACACCGCCCCCCGCAACATGCCGCACGCACGATGCAGCCCACGATCAGGGCCGAGAGGTCGCACCTTTCATGCGGCACAGGACCCCGCGCACCTCTCAACGATGTGGCCCAGCGGGGACATGCTTACAAACTACTATGCTACCGGAGTTCCAGCACGTCACCGTGATTGCGCATGGTGATAGCAGTTTTAGACGGCAGCACCGCAACGAAGGGCAGAACAGGCAGCTGCCGCCCGGACGTGAGGATGCAAATGCTCATGCTGTTGGAGATGCCGAAGCGCCGACCGGCTCGTTGCGGACATATGCGGCATAGGTGTCCCGTAAGGGGAGACCACAGCGAGTGACGGGGACTTTCCCGAATCGCTAAAGCAGGACAGGACTGCAATGCCGTACCAAAAGAGGAGAGCCGCTGCTTTGAGTGCGGCGTTGAAGCCCTTCGGGGCGGGTAAAGTCTGCTATGTAAGGCCAAGGGGTGGGGGCTGGTAGCAAAATTGTGACAAGAGAGGTGGTGACGAGTGCCATTAACAGCAAAACAAGAGCGATTTGTTCAAGAGTATCTTGTGGATTTAAATGCCACTCAAGCCGCCGCGAGAGCAGGGTATAAGAACGCCGAGAAAGGTAGGCAGTTAGTTACGAATAGTAACGTTTCGGCCGCTATCCAAAAAGCAAAGGCGGAAAGACAGAAACGGACGGAAGTAACACAGGATTATGTGATCGAAAAGCTCAAAGAAATAGCAGACAAACCTGCGTCTGATTGCACAGAAAGCGACCTGAAATATGCGAACAAGCTAAAGGCACTCGAAATGCTTGCAAAACATACAGGAGTGTTTGACAAGCAAGACAATTCTACCGCTGATTCCGTCGTTAAGGTGATTATCGATGTCTGATATTCTTCTGTCAGAGAAAATCGGACCGGCGTTCTACGGCGTGGCGCATGACGTGTTCTGCCACGGTCACACGCACTACGATTTCAGCGGTGGGCGCGGCTCACTGAAGTCCTCCACGGTATCAATTATTGTTCCGCTTTTACTGGTTGCCAATCCGGGAACACACGCGCTTGTGCTGCGCAAGGTGGCAACCACGATCCGCGATAGCGTCTATGCACAGTATATCTGGGCAATCGGTGAGCTGGGAATGGCGGCGTACTGGGAAGCCAAGGTTTCCCCGATGGAGCTGATCTACAAGCCTACCGGGCAGAAGATCATGTTCCGCGGCGCGGATGACCCCATGAAGATCAAGTCTATCAAGGTGCCGTTTGGTTATATCGCCGTGACGCACTTTGAAGAGAAAGATCAGTTTGCCGGACGCGCGGAGATACGAAACATTTTGCAGTCGACCATGCGCGGCGGTTCGGTTTTCTGGAATTTTGAAAGCTATAACCCGCCGATCAGCCGGGACAACTGGGCAAACAAGGACAGTTTGGAGGAACGGGCTGACCGGCTGTGCCACAAGTCAACGTACCTGCAAGCACCGCCTGAATGGTTGGGCGAACAGTTTCTTGAAGAAGCGGAACACCTCAAAGAGACAGACGAGCGCGCGTATCAGCACGAATATCTCGGTATCCCGGTCGGCACCGGCGGGAACGTGTTTGACAATTTGGAACTGAGGGAGATTACAGACGAGGAAATCAGCCACTTTGATAGGATTTATCAGGGCGTGGACTATGGGTGGTTCCCTGACCCGTTTGCATTTATCCGCGTGCACTACGACAAGGCGCGGGAGACAATTTACCTGATAGATGAGATATATCAAAACAAACTTTCCAACGAGCAGAGCGCGGGCATGATTAAGGCAAAAGGATACGCCAGCGCCTATATCATCTGCGACAGCGCAGAGCCTAAAAGCGTAGCCGACTTCCGGGCTATGGGATTGCCTGCCAAAGCTGCCGTAAAGGGACCAGACAGCGTGGCTTACGGCATGAAGTGGCTGCAACGCCGGAAGATTGTTATTGACCGTAGACGCACGCCGCACGCCTATGACGAGTTTGTAAACTACGAATACGACCGTGACAAAGACGGAAACTTTATCAGCGGCTACCCAGACGAGAAGAACCATTTGATAGACGCACTGCGCTATGCAGTTGAGCCAATTAGCCGCAGAATGGGAGTTATCGCATGAGTAATGCAGTAATCCAAAAACTGAATGAATTAGGCTATTCCACCATCCCCGAAGCGTTTTACAGTAAGGTGGCGGAGTGGAAAAGCTGGTATCAGGGCAACGTGAAAGGCTTTCATGGCTACCGCGTGCGCAACGGCGAGAGCATGGTTAACTGCAAGCGGTACTCCCTCGGCATGGGAAAGAAGCTGTGCGAGGACTGGGCCAATCTGCTGATGAATGAGAAAGTTCAAATCACCCTTGAAGGCCAGAAGGAACAGGAGTTCATCGACCGGGTTTTAACCGAGAATAATTTCACGGTCAAGGCAAACGAGATGCAGGAGATGAAATCTGCGCTTGGCACAGTGGCATATATCCCCCGCGTAATCGGGCAGGAGATCAACGAGGGCGGTGAGATCGTCCCCGGAAATGCTTCCGGTATCATTCTGGACTATGTGACCATTGAGAACATTTACCCGCTGGCATGGCAGAACGGCTTTATCAGCGAGTGCGCGTTTTCTTCCGTTGTGACGCGCAATGGCCATGATTATCTGTATCTCCAAATCCACCACAAGGACGAAGGCGGCAGCTATATCATCGACAACCGCATTTACCGCTATGACAACGAGATGTTGTCTGACGAACGCCTTACAAACGTCAAGGGCTTCGAGAACATTCCGCCCGTGGTGCATACCGGAAACGATAAGCGTCAGTTTGTCATTGACCGGCTGAACATTGCCAACAATTTTAACTATCTGCTGCCGACCGGCATTGCGGTTTATGCAAACGCTATCGACGTGCTGCAAGGTGTTGACATTGCCTATGACAGCTATGTCAACGAGTTCCGGCTCGGGAAAAAGCGCATCATGGTCAAGCCCTCTGCGGCAAAGTATCTTGACGGTGAGCCGGTATTCGACCCATCCGATGTGGCGTTCTATGTTCTGCCGGAGGACGTGAGCGATGGCGCGATTATCACCCCTATTGATATGACGCTTAGGACGGCGGAACACAATACTGGTATTCAAGACCAGCTCAATATCCTGTCCAGCAAGTGCGGATTCGGAGAAACCTATTATCGCTTTGACGGTAGCAGCGTGGCCACGGCTACGCAGGTCATCAGCGAGAACAGCACCATGTTCCGCACAATCAAGAAGCATGAAGTGATTCTTTTCTCAGTTATTGAGGAACTTTGCAGAATCCTGTTGCGACTTGGGAACACGGCCATGAACGTAGGGCTTGACGAAAACGTGAAAGTGTCGATTGACTTTGACGATTCAATCATTGTTGATACCGAAAGCCAGCGGGCGCAAGACCGGCAAGACGTGAATATGGGCGTTATGAGCGTACTTGAATACCGCATGAAGTGGTACGGAGAGGACGAAGACACCGCAAAGGCGGCGCTCCCGAAGATGCAGGACATGACAACCGAAGGACAAGAGGAGGTAGAGTGATGGGCGGCAGAGGTGGAGCCGGTGGCGGACTTGGACGGGCAACATCAGAGCAGCGCAGGATTATGGGGAATATGAGCGCGGCCATTTCCGAAGATGTGCATAAAACCGCGCCAAAATTTAAGTTGCGCTCTGATGGAATTGTGGAATATACATACACAGAAACGCGGAATTATGCTCACGTTCACGGCGGTAAAATGCAGTCGGAAGAGAAAAACGATATTGTGGAACGGAAAACTGTTTTTACTGGGACAATCGGAAAAGATGGCCTTTTGAGAAAAGGGAAATCGAGCAAAGAGGAACGGATAATTAAACGCGGGAGAGAACCGCGCAGGAGAAAATAATGGTCGGACACGGAGCAAGCAGATGAATGAGCATGAAGAGTTATGATTAACTTTGAAAATCTCGACAAGTTCACATTCTTTGGTGTTGGGAAGTACGATATCCCACAAATCGAGCCGGTCAAGGCATACCCACAAGGTGAGTTTATCCCCGTGAATTACCATTACACCGCGAAAAACACGAAAAGCAAGATGGTGCATTTCTTTGTGGACGATTATCAATTCATTCGATATTGGAATACGCCTGACAAGTACATTCCGAAACTGTCGCAGTTTGCGGCCGTGTGTGCACCGGACTTTTCCACCTACACAGATATGCCGCTGGCGATGCAGATATACAACCATTACCGCAAGCATTGGTTGGCGGCATATTGGCAGCTCCACGGCATGACGGTTTATCCAACGATCTCATGGAGCGACGAACAAAGCTATGATTGGTGCTTTGATGGCGAGCCTGTCGGCGGGATAGTTGCGGTTAGTTCGGTAGGCACACAGCAGAACAAGGAAAGCAAGCGGCTGTTTCTGCGCGGCTACGAGGAAATGATGAAACGGCTGTCGCCGGAATGGGTTATCTTTTATGGAAAAGTACCAGAGGAATGCGACTGGAATGTAATTCGCGTAAAACCGCACTATGATGATATTGTGAAACGGAGGAAAGCAAATGAAATATCCGTTTCAGCCGGAAATCCTTGACGCGCTGCCGGAAGAACTGGCAGAACTGTTTCGCACCCTTGAAGATACGCTGCTTGACGAGATATGCAGCCGCTTGAAGCTGGCAGATCAGCTTAACGAGGTCACAGTACAGGATATTCGGGCGCTTCAGTCGCATGGCATCGACCTAAAAGACATCGAAAAGGCAATCCGCAAGACTGCGGGCATCAGCGAGAAGAAGCTGAAAGAGTTGCTTGACGATGTAGTAGAGCGGAATCAGAAGTATTACACCGACCTTATTGACATTGCCCATATCACGCAGCCGGAAACGCTGGTGAGCATTGAGGATACCTGGGCAATATACGAGCAGACAAAGCAGATCATGCGCAACCTTACGCGGTCTATGGGGTTCTTGGTGGATGCTGGGCGGACGATGCTGCCGCCTGCAAATGCCTACCAATGGGCGCTTGATAACGCCACAATGCAAATCCAGAGCGGCGCTATCAACTACAATCAGGCCATCAAGACGGCAGTAAAGCAACTTGCAGACAGCGGATTGAAGGTAGTTGACTATGAGAGCGGGCACCGTGACCAGATCGACGTAGCCGCCCGCCGCGCAGTTATGACGGGCGTGAATCAGATCTGCGCTAAGTATACGGAGCAGTCCGCAGAGTATCTTGAAACCCCTTATTTTGAGGTTTCCGCGCATTCCGGCGCTCGTGATAAGCCGGGACCATCACCGTGGTCAAGCCATAAGGATTGGCAAGGCCGTGTTTACAGCGTCCGTGCCGGGGACATCTATCCGAACATCTATGAGGTGTGCGGTCTGGGAGCTGTTGACGGGCTGGAAGGAGCAAATTGCCGCCATAGGCGGTTCCCATGGGTTGAGGGCGTGTCGGAGCGCACCTATACCGATGAGCAGTTAGAGCGTATCGATGATGGGCTTGGCTGCACCTTTGACGGGAAATCATACACCGCATACGAAGCGACACAGATGCAACGGCGCGTTGAGCGAGAAGTGCGCAAACTAAAGCGCGAAAAAGCCGCTTACAAGGCCGCAGGATTGCATGGAGATGAGACTGCGGTAAATATAAGGCTGCGGCGGTTAAACGCAAAATACAAGGCGTTCAGCGCGGCGGCAGGGCTGCCGGAGCAGAGGGAAAGAATGAAGGTGCTGTATTGAGCTGGGAAGAAGTCAAAAAGGAAATTGATGCAATTTTGAAGCGCGGAAACGATGCGGAAATTCGCCGAAAGGGTGACGGGTACGTCGTTTTAGAAGTCAAGAAAACAATCAAATACAGCACTTCCGCGCAATAGGGCGCGGGAAAGGGCAATAGGAGCCAACTTGTAAGGAACGCTTACAGGTTGGCTCTTTTGTTTTATCAACACTGACCGACAGGTCGTTAAACAAGGAGATTTTTATGGCAGAAGAAACCACCGTGCAGAGCACGGGAACAACTGCGCAAGAGCAGGAAAAGACGTTCACTCAGGCTGACGTTGACAAAATGATTCAGGCGAGGCTTGACAGAGAACGGAAGAAGTACCCCAGCGAGGACGAGATGACCGCGTATCGCACATGGAAAGACAGTCAGCAGACCGAGCAGGAGCGGCAGGCAAAGCGCGAAAAGGAGTTTGCGGATAACAAGTCCGCCCTGACCGCAGCGCAGGCCGAAGTTCAGCAGCTCAAGCGCGAGAAGTATGTGCTTTCCAAGGGGCTAACCGGCGAGGAAGCGGAGTTTATCTCCTTCAAGGCTGAAAAGATGGTGGATGACAAGACCACCTTTGAACAGGCCGTGGATAAACTTACCGAAAACCGGCAGAAGGTCAAATTTGATTGGACTGCCCCCACTGGTGGCGGCAGCGAGAAAAACAACGTCAATGCTGCGATGAACTCTCTTATTCGCGGCGCACTTAAGGAAGAAAGGAAGATTTAACACATGGCAAACATCATCGACAGAAGCGCACTTTCCGGTCTTATTCCGGAACCCGTAACCCGCGAGATCATGCAGGGCGCTATCGCGGAATCCGCTGTCCTGCGCATGGGCCGTCGTCTGGCGAATATGTCCAGCAAGACGCAGACCATCAACGTGCTTGACGCACTTCCCTCTGCGTACTTTGTCAATGGCGAAGCCACTGACAGTGGCGCAGGCGAGGCATTCAAGCAGACCACGAAGATGGCGTGGGACAAGAAGAAACTGTACGCCGAGGAGATCGCGGTCATCGTCCCCATTCCCGAGGCCGCTCTCGATGATGCGGACTATGACATTTGGGGCGAGGTCAAGCCCCGTCTGACCGAGGCTTTCGGCAAGGTCATTGACGCGGCTATTCTGTTTGGCACGAACAAGCCGGGCACTTGGCGCGAAGGTGTTGTTCCTTCCGCTATTTCTGCCGGTAATGGCGTCCCCATCAGTTCTGACATCTACGCCGATGTGATGGGCGATGGCGGCCTGATCTCTAAGGTCGAGCTGGACGGCTTCAACCCCAATGGCGTCATGTCCGCAATTCAGATGCGCGGCAAGCTGCGCGGTCTCCGCGACACTTCCGGTCAGCCGCTTTTCAAGACCGATATGCAGGGCGCTACCCGCTACGGTCTGGACGGCATGGACATGTACTTCCCCATGAACGGCGCGTTCGACCCTGCGCAGGCGCAGATGATCGTCGGCGATTGGAGCCAGCTTGTCTATGCCATTCGTCAGGACATGACCTTCAAGATCTTCACCGAGGGCGTTATTCAGGATCCTGCTACCAAGGCAATCACCTACAACCTCATGCAGAACGATATGGTCGCGCTGCGTGCCGTCATGCGTCTCGGCTGGGAGATCGCGAACCCCATCAACGCCTACAATGCGGAAAAGGCGAATCCCTTCCCGTTCTCTGTTTACGGCAAGGGCGGTGCAATTTCCACCGTCGTTGTGACCCCTGCTACCGCCACCGTAAAGAAGGGCGAGAGCAAGCTGTTTACCGCCAAGGTTGACGGCGAGGGCATTATCAACGGCGAAGTCGAATGGTCTCAGGACGGTACGAAGAGCAAGATCAGCGATGAGGGTGTTCTGACCGTTTCCGCTACCGAAACCAAGAGCAGCATCACCGTTACCGCGAAGTCTAAGCAGGACGGAGCCAAGACCGGCACGGCCACCGTTACCGTTTCTGCCTGATTTGAAAGGAGCTGACCCGTATGACATACGCTGATTATACATACTACACCGGTACCTATATGGGCGCTGTGAGTGAAAATGACTTCCCGCGTCTTGTTGTCCGCGCCAGCTCTTTCCTCGACTATTACACGCGCAACAAGGCGGCGGATAACGCCACTCTTGATGCAATCAAAATGTGCTGCTGTGCCCTTGTGGACAAGTACGCGGTCATTGAAGCGGCACAGGCGATGGCCCAGAAGAATCTTGCCAACGCTGCCGACGGTGACGCAGAAGTCAAAAGCGAAACGGTAGGCAGCTATTCCAGAACGCTTGCAACGGGCGGGGAATCCGCCCTGTCTGCGCTCAGTGCAACGGACGGTGCGAAGAAACTGCTGGCAGAAACGTGCATGGAATACCTTGCACATACCGGACTGCTGTATCGCGGAGGTGGTTGTAGATGTACGCTCCCCACACTGTGACAATTTACAACATCGTGCAGGAGACCGACCCGGCAACGCTGGACGAGGTCACGCACGTTTATATTACTATTCTGCGCGGCGTGATGCTGCAAGCAAGCAAGGGCGCGAACGTGCGTGAAAGCGGACTTGAGGGGGCTGATGCGGCAAACCTGTACATTCCATTTGCGGCGGAAGCCGTTGACGGAAATACGGGCGCGGCGAAGACCTATGCAAAGCCGCAAGAGTTTGTTAAAGCTACAGATCGCAGCGGGCTATGGACGCTTTCTTATGACGGGAACGGCGGCGAAACGTTGTTTATCAAGGGCGAGTTTGTGTTTAATGGCGCGAATCTAAACGTCGTTCGCTATCACGACGATTGCTACAACGTGACCAAGGTTGATGCGATGGACTACGGTAGCCCCGATATGCAGCACTGGGAAGTCGGAGGTGCGTAATGGGCATCAAGTTTTCCGTGCATACCGATGGAATGGACGCTGTAAGGACTGCCATTGCAAGGGCGTGTACGCGCTCTGAGCACGTTTTAGCCGAGCAGATGGAGAAAGACACTCAACCATTTGTGCCGTCCTCTGGGGCTGCCGCAGGGCTTATAAACAGGACGCGTGTCATCGGAAACAGTATTGTATATCCGGGACCTTATGCCGGATACCTCTACCGCGGAAAGCTGATGGTAGACCCTGAAACTGGCAGCTCTTGGGTGCGAAAAGGCGAACACAAGGTAGTGACGGACCGGAATTTGGTGTTTAGAACAGATGTTAATCCTCAGGCACAAGCCCATTGGTGTGAAGCATCGAAAGCACAGAATCTTGGCAAGTGGGCGCGTGTAGCAGGAAAGGCGGTGAAGAAGTACGGAACAGATTAAAAAGACGGTATCGGCAGCGGAAGAAGATCAAGTATCGCGAAAACTGCTTGCGTGGCTGAACACGTTTCCCAATAAGCCGGTTGATTTGATTCGATTCGAATTTCTCCCCGCCGATACTCCGGCGATGGCCCTGTCCACGATTCAGGCGGCATACATTGTCAAAAAATACATTCTCGGCGGGTATCAGGCGGAATACCAATTCAAGGTTATCTACCGCATGAAGCCGGGGAATAGCAATGACAAACGGCTCAAAGCTGACGAGCTGCTTAACGCATTGGGCGATTGGGCAGCAAGCGAAACGCCGCCTGACATTGGCGACGGTCGCCGCGTCATTCGCATTGAGCCAACAACGCGATCCTCGCTTTTCGCCGTGTATGAAAACGGCGACGAAGATCACCAAATCCTTATGAAAATGAACTACGAGGTGATTAAAAATGGCTGATACGACCTTTAACACCACGGCGGGGCAGACCGTAGATCGAGAACTTCTGATCGCGTATCTGAACACGGGCGAAACCGGAACCCCCACGTGGTCTCCCCTCGGTACGCGCGTTACGGATTCCAGCATGGAATACGACTGGCAGGAGGATTCCTCGAAGGATATTCTCGGCACGACGCGCACGACCATGAAGAAACCCATCATCACGCAGACCTTTGATCCGTCTGATCTGGACGCTGGCGATCCTGCCATCGTCAAGGTTTGGAATCTTGCGGTCAAGGAGCAGAACGCGGCGGCGCTGGCGAATCAGGACGTGCTGATTGTCCACGCTTATGCAGGCACGGCAAAGACCGCAGTATTTGCGGAGCGTTATTCGTCCTGCATGGTTAAGCCCTCTTCCCTCGGCGGCGAGGGTGGCGGCTTTATCGGTATGCCTATCGACGTGACGCTTGGCGGCACGCGCACGGTCGGCACTGCCGCTATCTCTGGCAATACGGTTACTTTTACCGAGGGCGAATAAACCATAGAGGGCTGGCATCTGTCAGCCCTCATTTTGGAGGAATATATGGAACTTACTTTTGATTCCGGTGTAAAGGAATATACCATTCGCGGCGTGAACGGCATCGTGACGGTGTACTTCAACCCTGCGGATGTTAACTTTGCAAAGAAAGCATATAAAACCTTTGATGACCTGCGCAAAAAGCAGGAGACCCGCGCAAAGACACTCGAAAAGGATATCCCCGATGATGAGCTTTTCGACATGGTTGATTCTCTTGACAAGGAAATGCGTAGCATCATCAATGATTTGTTTGGACAGGACATTGCCGATACGCTTTTTGGCAGCGTCAACGCCTATTCCGCGGCCAACGGTGCTCCGGTTTGGCAAAACTTTATGACCGCCATCATCGAGCAGTTTGATGAGGCAGTAAAGCGCGAACAGGAGCTTGCCGATGAGAAAATCCGCAAGTATACGCAGAAATACCGTAAATGATGTACGATCTTCCAACGTCGCTGAACGTCTGCGGCGTTGACTATAAAATCCGCTCAGACTATCGCGCGGCACTGGACGTGCTAGCGGTATTTGCTGCGGCCGATCTGACCAACGAGCAGAAAGCGCTTGCAGCTCTGGATATCTTTTATCCGGACTTCTTAAAAATGCCGGATGAGCACATTCCAGAAGCTGTGAAGCAGATGACATGGTTTCTCGACTGCGGTGACGATGGCGATAATCAAAAGCGCCCTAAGTTGATGGACTGGGAGCAAGACTTTCAATACATCGTGGCTCCCATCAACCACGTTGTGGGACATGAAGTGCGCGCAATGCCTTATTTTCACTGGTGGTCATTTGTATCTGCATACTACGAAATCGGGGATTGCCTGTTTGCAAACATCGTGCGGATTCGCAGCTTAAAAGCAAAGGGGAAAACGCTTGACAAATCGGATCGAGAATTTTACCGAGAAAACAGGCGGCTTGTCGATCTAAAAAAGCCGATGACGGAAGAAGAAAACGACACGATAAATGCATGGTTGGGCAAAAAAACGCCCGACGCAAAATAGCATCGGGCGAGGGTGGTTACTTGTCTGCAATGAATGTAATTTCGTTTCCAGACCAAAAGTCGGGAGTGAAGCGAATTTCAATTTCTTTCCAGTCTTTGGGGACTTCGTATCCGACAACGCCGGTCATTTTCTTACCGGCAGCAATAGCCCCGTCCAACTGAGTTTTATCGGTTGCGATGGTGGCTGAAATGCTCAGATTTGTCGAGTAGTCATCAACATAGGCGTTGAACGATGCGATAGAACTAACGGCAATATCTTTATCCGACTGGTTATCAATTGAGAATTCGCAAAGCAGAAACACATTTCCATCATCAGGCGTGTTGAACTGCGATCCATTGCTTTCGTTGCAGGAATCAAACTTTACGCTGATCCCATTTAACTCGGAGGTTTCTCCAACGCCAAATGTTTGTTTCTCCGCGCCAGGGGCATCGCCCATGTCGTTTAATGCGGCGGCGATCATGCAAATGCCGAAAATAGCAATGATAATCCCCAGCACTGGGTGGCGCTTTTTCTGCTTGGCTCCACACTGCGGGCAAGTGGTAGCGGATTTTGCGATAGATGCCCCGCATACCTTGCAAGTAGTCATCTTATCCATTTTTCATTCCTCCTTGCCATTATTTATGGCTTCTTGGATGATATCACGCAAAAAACCAAAAAGCAAGAAGGTGATATTATGGCTGACGGCGAAGTCGTATTTGAAGCGACTATTAGCGACAAAAAACTCCATCAGGAGTTGAACAAAGTAAAAAGCAATATCGAATCCCTACAAAAGGAGTTCAACCGGCTCGGCGACCAGAAAACGCCGATGGAAGACCGGCTGCGTAACATTGGCGCAGAGCTGGATGCGGCAAAACAGGTGCTTGCCGATATGCGCACAGCGCCAAAAGGCACGTATGAGAAAATCGACGTGTCCGAGCAGGCCGAGCGCGTGCGAATGCTGCAAAGCGAATTTAATAAAACTGCAAATAGCATTGATAAGCTCAACGAAAAGCTCAAAAAAACCGGCGATAAAATTTCCGACGCGAAAACGCAGGCAGTCGAGCTAACACAGCAGATCGAGGGCAGAGCCAAAGGCGCAGGACTGCGCAATGCAACCGAAGCGGCGGCAGATTCCATGAAAGTATTTGGACAGCGCTTAAAATCTGTTGTCCGAAGTGCACTTGTTTTTACAGTTATTACCCAAGCATTAACAAAAGTGCGCGACTGGGTAAAAAATGTCGTAATGGTAAACTCCGATGCAAGAGAATCCATTGCGCAGCTTAAAGGAGCGCTTTTGACGCTGGCACAGCCTCTTGTAAGTGTAATTGTCCCCGCTTTTACACTGCTTGTAAAAGTTATCACGGCAGTAGTCTCACAGATCACTCGTCTTGTAGCGCTTATCTCCGGCAAGAGTGTCAAGGCAACTGCTAACTCGGCAAAGGCGCTAAACAAAGAAACCAGCGCATTAAAGGGAACGGGCAGTGCCGCGAAGAAAGCGGCAAGCCAGCTTGCGGCGTTTGATGAGATCAACCAGATTTCCACCGATACCGCAAACGATGCGGGCGGTGGCGCATCCGCTGACGCAATCACTCCGGACTTTAGCTACATGGATGACATCAGCGACCGCTTAAAGAAAATCGCTGATGCAGTCATGCTTATTGCCGCAGGGCTTGCACTGTGGAAGATCGGCAGTTCGCTTCCCGGAGAATTGGGAAAGATTCTAACCAAACTCGGCGGTATCCTCATCGCGGTCGGCGGATTGATTCTTCTGTGGGACGGCTTATCCGACGCATGGAATAACGGCGTTAACTGGGGGAATCTGCTCGAAATGCTTGCAGGCACAGCGGCGCTTGCCGTGGGGCTTGCAATCGCATTCGGCAAAGTTGGGGCGGGCATCGGCCTTGTAGTGGCTGGCGCAGCAATGATTATCACAGCGTTTAAGGACATTTGTGATAACGGTGCAAATCTCCAAAATACGCTGTTATTGATTGCTGGCATTGTGGCAACGGGGCTGGGGTTCTTCTTCTTGACCGGTAGCGTCATCCCACTTGTGATTGCGGGAATTGCTACGGTAGTTACCGCTGTACTTGCGCTGACTGGCAATCTGACCGAGTTTGCGAGAAACCTTAAAGATAACATCCTTGGCGGTATTATCCAGTTTATCAAGGGAGTGTTCACTGGTGACTGGAATTCTGCATGGGGTGGTGTCAAAAAGGTATTTAAAGGCATCTGGAACAGCATCGTCATTATTGCCGAAAGCGCGGTTAATGCCATTATCAAGGGATTAAATTGGCTTATCAGCAAGATCAACACGATTAAGTTTACCGTCCCAAGCTGGGTTCCGGGTGTTGGCGGTAAAAGCATCGGCGGGCATCTTTCCTCGCTTTCCGAAGTACATCTTCCGCGTCTGGCAACCGGCGCAGTCATTCCACCCAACAAGGAATTTCTTGCCGTACTGGGCGACCAGAAGAGCGGAACGAACATCGAAACGCCGCTTGCAACGATGGTCGAAGCATTTAAACAGGCTATGTCGGAATCCGGCAACGGTACGACTACGGTCGTTATCCAGCTCGACGGTAAGGAGATCGCACGCAGCACCGTAAAGAATATCAACAACATGACACGCGCAGCGGGTAAGCCCGTGCTGCTGTACTAAGGAGGGTCAAACATGGAAGTCCTTATTATCAACGGCACGGATTACTCGTCCGCAATTGCAACGAAAGGGTATGGGTGGAGCAGAAACGACCTTGACAGCGACAAGACCACCCGCACCAAAGACGGGAAAATGCGCCGCGACAAGATTACCACCAAGCGGAAACTAAGCTATACAACGCGCTCTATGCCTCGCGATAAGCTGGCAAAACTCGATGATGACCTCAATAAGACAACGTGCACGGTCAAGTATCTTGACTTGCATGGCGTTCGAACCAGCACGTTTTACTGCTCGTCGATGGAATGCACGCTTGAAGAAGCGGCGGACGACAATGAGGTGTGGGGCGGCGCGACGTTTAACTTGATTGAGGTGTGATATGGGGCAGACAACAAGTGCGCTGTGGCGTGAGCTGCTCCACAAGCCGGGCACAGAACGAGAGTACAAATTTGATGTTGCGGGCACAGAATATGGCAAAGACGCGGAAGTGTCGCATTCTGTCGAATCGCAGTTGTTTGAAGAATTCGGCATTGGAAACGCCTGCTGCGCAACATTAAAACTGGCGCTGTATGCGGACAACGTGCCGCGCGCCGCTACGATCAAGCGGTATCTCAGGCTTGTTAATGGAAGTCAGGCGACAGACTGGATTCCCAAAGGCGTGTTTTTTACTAACCGCCGTTCCTGCGATGGGGATTATTGGGAACTCGAAGCATACGACGCTATGAGAAAGGCTGACGTTGTGTGGGAGCCAGACCAGTCGCTTAACTTCCCGATGACTATGCCTGACGCTGTAAACATCTTTTGCCAGTTGATGGGCGTGGAGCTTGACAACCGAACAGTGCTCAACAGCTCATACACCATCGACTATCCTGCAAACGACTACACTATCCGCAATGAGCTATGTTTTATCGCAGCGGCGCACGGTGGGAACTGGATTATGACCGATGCAGGGAAACTATTGCTTATTCCTCTGTTGTCTATGCCTGCTGAGACGAACTATCTTATTACAGAAGCGGGCAACGCTATTACATTTGGAGGGGTGAGGATCCTTGTCTGATAAATATTACGTCGGCGGCGACATTACAAGCTTTTCCGACAATGGCAAGTATAAGCCTATTTCCCGTGTGACGTTGCTTGTGGACGACGAAAATAGCCTGACGGCGGGCGACGATACCGGAATGGAGGTCATTGCAAGTTGCCCTCACGCCACGCAGCCAATGGTAAATGCTTTACTGCAAACCATGAAAGGCTACCAGTATCAGGCGTACGAAGCAGGCGCAGCAAACATCGATCCAGCGGCAGAGCTGGGCGACGGCGTGACGGTTGGTGGCATTTATTCGCCGCTGTCTAAACTTTCTGATGATGGGCGAGGATACGCAGATATTGCCTCCCCTGGCGAGTTGGAGATGGATGACGAATACCCATCCGGCGGTTATATCAAACAGGAATTTGACCGAAAGATTTCTCAAACTCGCTCCCTCATCACCAAGACCAGCGAGGAAATCATGCTCAAGGTCGAGGGCATCGACGGCAAGTACACCGAGGTCAAGACCACGCTGGACGGCCTGACGGTGACGGACGCGAGCGGCACGACCAAAATCAACGGCAGCAGCATCAAGACGGACAATCTGTACGTCGATGCGGCGAATATCACGGGTACGCTGACGGCCGACAAAATCCAAACCGGCAGCATCCGCGTCGGCGATCTCAAGGACGGCTCGAACTACGCAACGAAGACCTATGTCGACAACAACGCGGGATTGAGTGCAAGCGAGGTCGACAGCGCTATCGCAACGTACATCGACGAGACGAGCATCACAGCGGAAAAGCTCAGGGGTCGCACAGTCGAATTGTTGGCAAGCAGCAACCAATCCATCGGCTCTATCGAGCTGGCCTACACGACGACCGGCTATGGTATTGCCATCAACACGACGTATGGCGGCATTCAGCTCAATTCCGGAGGCAAGATTTATCTTTCTGCCTATGAAGGCGCATTTATTACGCTAAGCGATGTTGTATCCCTCGGCGGCGGGCCGCTGCTGGTAGGTTCGAAGATGTACGGCTCAAAGCTCCCAAGCAACCCACAGTACGGTCAACTGTTCTTCCTTTTGCAGTGAGGTGACACACATGGCACGATTTTACTGCACGCTCTCACCGGTGGATGGAGACGGAACGAAGCTCGAAGTCTATGCCAAATTCACGGGAGGCGCAGATGATTACAGCTATAAGCGCTCTATTGACGTGCGCGTCATCGGCGTTGGAACATTTGAGTTTACGTCAGCGGAAACGGGCGGCGGCACGAGTACGTTTTCGGGCTATATCACAGGGCTTTCCCCTGGCGAGCAGTACGAGTGGGTCTGCAATCTCTTCTACTGGAACGGCGATTGGACAGTCTCCGATTACAGCGACGAGGGCACAGCCACAACGTATAGCGACAGCTCAAGCAATGCCGTATATATCAACAATCAAGCATACACCCCATACATTTACACCAACGGCTGGGACGCATACGACGCATACGTCTATACCGGCAGTTGGAACGTATCAGGATAGGAGTGATAATGATGGACAAAAACAAACTGCGGGAGCAGATCAACAGTGCATATGCCATGATTACCGGCATCTATGTTAAGGGCAGCGAGGCTAAGCGCATGGCAATGGCAATGCAGAACATCGAAAATGCCTTTGCCGAGTTGGACAAGCCGGACGAGCCGCCCGCCAAAGAGGGTAAGACGAAGCTCGAGAAGAAAAGCGAGGTAACCGATGGCTGATAAAGCAATTTCCGACCTTACCCAAGCGTTACAGATCACGAGCGAAGACCTTTTCGTGCTTGAGCAGAGCGGCGAGGCGAAAAAACTGAAAGGTGCAACGCTGCTGGACTTCGTCACGCTGAGTGTTGTATCGGTTACGGTGACAACGCTGCCCGCAGGAAGCTCGGCAACGGCGACCTACGACAAGTCGACCGGTACGCTGGCACTCGGTATCCCGCAGGGCAGCAAAGGCGACACCGGCGCGACAGGCGCGACGGGTGCGACTGGCCCGCAGGGGGAGCAGGGCGTGCAAGGTGAGACTGGCGCAACAGGCGCGACCGGCCCGCAAGGCCCCGCAGGCCCCGCAAACGTGCTGACTATCGGCTCGGTCACGTCCGGCAAGGTGGCGAGCGCGACTATTACCGGAGAAGCCCCGAATCAGGTGCTCAACCTTGTGCTCGAAAAGGGTGACAAGGGTGAGACAGGCGAAAAAGGGGCGACAGGTGACACCGGCCCGCAGGGTAAACAGGGCATCCAAGGCCCGCAGGGCAATCCCGGCACGGATGCACCAACCATCACAGGCATCACCATCCGGCAGAGCGACTATCACCTTATCGTGACGATGTCGGACGGCACGAGCTACGACGCGGGCTATTGCCGAGGCGCTTCCGGTGCTGGTACGGGTGATATGCTGGCGTCTGTGTATGACCCTAACAACAAGCACCAGGACATCTTTGAATACATTGACAATGCCATCAAGGACGTCAAGGTAACTACTGACGCAACGCCTACGCAGGGCAGCACCAATCCTGTGCAGTCTGGTGGCGTGTACTCGGCGCTTGCCAATAAGCTGGGCAAGACCGGCGACGGCAGTAATGTCACGGCAGCGTTCACTGCGGCGAGCACCCGCATCAACATCGCAACCGGCGAGAAACTGTCGGTACTGCTTGGTAAGATTGCCAAGTGGTTAGGCGACCTCAAAGCTCTTGCATTCAAGGACAAAGTTGCTAAGACTGACCTTGCAGACGACGTGCAGACAAGTTTGGGCAAGGCTGACAGCGCATTGCAGAGCTACACGGAGAGCGATCCGACCGTGCCTGAGTGGGCGAAAGCGGCGACCAAGCCGAGTTACACGGCCTCTGAGGTAGGCGCGCTCCCAAACACGACGGTCATTCCGTCCGTTCCCTCCACCACCTCCCTCCTCAAGGGCAACGGCAGCGGCGGTATCGTGGCCGCGACGCGCGGCAGCGACTACATCGCATCCGGCAACATCGTCAAGCAGACGCTTATGAAAGTTGAGACCACGCCGACCGAGAACTACTCCATCAACTGGCTGTACGGCTAAGGAGGCGAGAGGATGGCATTACCAAGCGGATACATAAAGCTTGAGTATATCGAGAGCACAGGGACGCAGTACATTAATACGGGTGTTTCCGCACCCGAGGGGATGAGAGTAGAATGTCAGGCTGAATTTACAAGTCTGCGCAGCGGGCTAAACATGTTATTTGGGTCACATGATGCAGCCGATCCATATTATCGAAATTATCTTGCGGCAAATAGCGCAGGGAATTGGGAACTTGGCGCTTACGGCGTAGCGACATTTGGAGCCATAACGACAGGGAGAAAATACAGCATAGATGTTTGCACGATCAGCGGTGATATCTTCGCCAAAATAGACGGGATGTCATATTACATTGGGGATATCGCGCCGTCGGCAAAAAGATCGTCCTTAAGTGTATATCTATTTGCACTCCACTACGCAGGAGGGCTGCTGGGGGCTTCTGCGAAATTATACGGAGCTAAAATATACCTCAATGCGTCCGGCAGCAACCCAACCCGCGACTTCATCCCATGCAAAAACGCATTCGGCGTTGTTGGTATGTGGGACGACGTCAACGGCCAGTTTTACACTAACGTAGGCACGGGAGCATTTACGGCGGGGCCAGAGACTAAGCCCGACCTCACCGCTCACAAGACGCTCATCAACGGCACGGCCTACACCATCAAGGGCGGCAAGTGCATGGTAAACGGCACGGTGTACAACATCCTCAAGGGCAGGACGCTGATTGACGGCACGGGGTATGATATCACGTTTAAGCAGCCTGTGCACATCTACGGTGTTGAATGGGACTGGACGAGCAGCGGCGCGACGCGCGGTGTGCGAACGGACGAAGCCGCCAACTTCCCCGAGCCGAATCCCGCAGTAAGCAATGGTACGGGTAGCTCACCGTTTGATGATTTGTACCCGTGGTGCGACATGGTGCGAGAAAATCGCGCAGGCGGCATTGAGGTCAAGGAGCCGAAGTATTGGTTCAAATGGACGAAGAACGGCAAGAAGCTGAAGCTTCAGATCGCGGACGGGCCTGTGGAGGGCTTCTTCGTTGACCCGGTCAACCGCGACCGCGGGGACGGCCTTGGCGAGCTTAGCTACTCCTACATCGGCCGTTACCACTGCGTCAACGGCTACAAGTCCACCACGGGAGCCGCACAGCAGGTAAACATCACGAAAAGCCAGGCGCGCAGCGGTATTCATAACCTCGGCGCTAACTTCTGGCAGATGGACTTTGCTCAGTTCTG